AGTCAGCTCACCAGTGCGAACCTGGATCTCGCGTGTCTCAGCACGGGTCTTGGCGATCGCGGCCTGTGTCTGCTCTTCCTGGATGTCCTGCTCGGTGAAGCCGAACTCGACGGCCTTCGGCAGCACCCGGAAGTTCAGGGAGTGCGTCAGCAGCTTCTGGAACAGCGCGGCGCCCTTCTGCTGCGACTTGAGGTGCAGGATCGACGACTGCTGGCCGGAGCCGAGGTTGCCAGAGGGAAGCGGGGCGAAGTCCTGGTAGTCTCCCATGAAGGCCATCGCCAGGATCGTGACGTACCACTTGAACATCACCTCCTGGTCCCAGCCTTCAGGGAGCGAGGCCAGCTCCAGCGTCTTGACATCGATGTTCGCCTCGGGGCTGAGCGTCCCCACGATGAGCGGCTGGAGGTAGCGGAGCAGGCCCCGCGCGTCCATGCCCGCCGTCTGCTGCTTGAGCGCGTCCTCGACCTGCTGGGTCGAGATCCCCTGGACGATGTGCAGGGCCCGGTTGAAGCGGCCGCCGGTCTTCTCGACCTGATAGATCATCACGTTGCGGATCAACTGGGCGGCCCGGAGCATGCGCGTCAGAGCGCAGTACTGGAGCCCGTACAGCCCCTCGATCGGCGCGGGCATGTCGGCATACGTCTCGACCTGATACCACTTCAGGAGGTGCAGCTTGCTCTGGCGGTCCTGGTACAGAACCGGGGCCTTCGGGTCGCCGGTATGATAACAACGAAAGCTATCCAGGTGGTTCAGGGCGATCACCGGCGCGGCCTCGCTGTCGCCGCCGCGCACGACCTCCATGAAGGCGCCGTGGTCCTGCGTGTACAGGTCGATGCTCAGCTTGCTGACCAGGTCATGCCAGCCCTGCCCGTCGTTGGCGTTGGTCAGGACGTCTTGTACCCGCTTCACGGTGCTGGCCGGCCCTTCGAGCTCCCATGAGAAGGCGGTGTTGCGGCCCACCACGCCGGCGAGCGCGCTGGCGAAGTAGGATTCGGTCGGCCACCAGTCTCTGAGCTGGCTGTCCCGCGTCTTCATGCGGGCGCCCCAGGGCTGGAACTCGTCGGCCGCCTCCGCCACCACCCAGAGGAGGTCGCTGATGGACGCGGGTGGGACGACGCTCGGTGTGGCCGTCGGGCGGTCGATGACGGAGCGCTTCAGGGCCGGGTCGGTGGCTTTCTCTTCGGTCTCGGTGACCACGCTCCGATTATACGCGAGTGCTTAGGCGCTTGCACAGAAGGGACGGCCGGGGGTGACTACTCCCCCGGCCCCACACCCTACGCAGCCTTGCCACGTATCCTTGCCCTGCCTTGCCACGCCCCACCCGACCTTGCCTAGCCGCATCATGCCGCGTACCCTTGCCCCGCCTCGCCTCGCCGCACCAGGCCTAGCCCGACCGCGCCACACCGCGAATCCTTGCCTTATTTGTCCCTGGCGAGCTTGCGTGACCAGAAAGCAGCCACACGGCAGTTCAGGGAACAGTATTTCTTCGTGGACCGCACGGCCAACATGGCCCGCCCGCACCAGGCGCAGACTTTCTTCATGGGCCTAACGTTAAACGGCAGAGGTCGCTACGTCAAGGATTCATGCCCGGCCATCCCGGGTCGCGAGTCCATGTCCAGCGCGCTGGACATCTGGTGGCGCAGGCAACCCGGATCACTACAGCAGCAGCTTCATGTGCTCGTGCACAGCCATCGACGACGCCACCGCCAGGTCCACCTTCTTGTTCTGCGACCTCTTGACGATCCGCATCTTCGAGTCCTGGTCCAGTTCCAGCTTCACGGCACAGTTCTGGATGTGCTCGCGCAGGTCCTCGTTGCCGTCATGGGCCAGACGCCGGTTGATCACCAGGTCGTAGAGGCGCCGGTCGGCCTTGAGCCGGCGTGCGCCCTGGTCGAATGAGTACATCCAGGCCACGTCCTCACGCTGTAGTCTGCCCATCATGTCCTCGAGCTGGAACGGGTCGCACGCCACCTTGACCACGTTGTACCCCTGCAGGCGGACGCCTTCGCGGCACAAGACACAGTCCTCCTGCTTCGTGTGGTGCCCGGCAAGGCAACCGCCCTGGCAGATCACACGGATGAACTCCTCCGGCCCGCTGTAGTCTATCTTGCCGCCCTTCGGAGGCGTCCACTTGCGAACCGCCCTGATAGCCGGTTCCGCTTGACGTGCGGGGTCTGGATGCCTTGTGACAGCCACGATAGCGAAGCAGTCGCCCGTCGTGGCGGCGTCGACGCCCAACACCACGGGCTCTTTATTCTCGGGGAGGAACGGCGGCAGGTCCTCCTTGCAGGCGTCCCACAGGGAAAGCGGTATGTACTCACCTTCGCCCGCAGACCAGAGGTTCAGATGCTTGCGGTTGAACTCCAGCGGGTGTGTCGTCGCCTCTTCCGAGCGGTAGTATTCCTCCCCGACGGGCCCGCGCTGCCAGGACATGCGGCGGGCGGCCAGGCCCGTGTCCCAGTACATCGCCAGCTTTGCATTCTCGTCCACCCAGATCGGGACCGGCGCAGACGGGTCGCCGCCCGTTTCCTCGAAGGCGTGGAGGAAGTCCGCGTACCGCTCGCCGTCCTTCTCGCGGTGGGCGATCTGAGCCAGTTCGCCAGCCGTGACCTGACGGCCCTTCGTCCCCTGCTCATACAACGATTCCAGCAGCACCGACTCGCCGCTGTACCCGGCGTAGCTCTCGACCATGCGGAAGCTGTTCGGCTTGGTGGCAACTGGCGTCATCTCCTCCCAGAACCGCTGCGCCTCCTGGGGGATGATCCCCCAGGCTTCCGTCCAGACGCTCATATCGGGGGCGGCGCCGGCCTCGCCCGCGGCGTCGACCGACAGCGCCTCTACTATCGTCCCGGTTGTCAGGCACTCCAGTTTCGTCTGCTGGCAGCGCCACTGGTCCGGCAGCCAGATTTCGCCGCTGCGCCGGATCGCCCCGGGTGTGAGCTGGATCGACTCGCGGAGAAACTTGAAGGACCGCTCCTTGGCCTGCCGCCAGTCGTTGCCAAGCGCGTAGACTTCACCGAATGCCGTCTGGGTTTCCGCGACGTACCGAGCGACCAGGCCGCCGATAGTCGTCTTGCCGCTCTTTTTCACGGTGCTGTAGACGACGGTCTTCCAGCGCCGGAGCCCGGCGTCATCAACGGCCATGACGAACCGTAGGATGGCCTTCTGGTGCAGGGGAAGCCGTACCGGCTGGCGGGTCGGGGCGATGTAGAAGTGCTGCTCGCCCCAGTCACAGATGTCGACCTGGGCTAGCTGCCGGCGCTGGCGCTCAGCCTCGATCTCACGGAGCGCCGCCGCTCTGGCCGCGCGTTGTCCAGCATGCTGGACAGTCACTCGGGCTCGCCCTCCCGCTTGCGCTGCCTGTAGGCCCGCTGGCGGGCGGCGGCAGAGATATGGGCCTTACGGTCCACGCAGGTGCAGCTCGGGCAATGAAGCCGCGTTACGGCGTAACCATTCTGTGACGGCGTAACGGCGGATTCCGTCCCGCAGTACGGGCAGACGTCAAGGTAGCTCGCGTAGGCGTGGCCCACCTTGCAGACCTTACCGCCGCCCATCAGTCCTCGTCGTCCCCGCGCTTCAGGATCGCCTCCGCCATGTCCAGCTCCTGGTCGCTGAGCATCTGCACGCTCTTCGTCTGGCCGTCGATGACGAAGGTGTTCGACGAGACAGAGGCGCCGGCCACTGCCACGGCCGCCATGTTCTCCCGGTACTTCTCGGGCATCCGGCCCTTCATCAGGAAGATCAGCAGGGTATCGCTGTACCTGCGCACCGTGTCAATCCGCTGGCCCTGGTAGTGCACCGGCTCCTCTACGCCCTGGACGGCCCGCCGGTAGGCTTCGGCCTCCAGCGCCTCGCACGCTTCCTGTTCGGCCTCGGCGTAGCGCTCACTGAAACCGTCGAAGTCATGCCGGATCCAGTAGTAGATCGAAGAGCGACCGATATTGACGGCGCGGCAGGAGAGCATCAGGTTGCCGGTCTGGGCGAAGACCTTGAGGAACTCCCCCATCGTCCGCTGGCGCTCATCGACGGCCAGGGATACGCCAGCCCGGCGTGTTGACGTCTGGTTCTTTTTAGGTACTCGTTTACCTATCGCTTGCACCTGCTTGACATTCATTTGCCTGTGCCTTACCATGATGGCAATGCTTATGCGTTTGTCGTAGGAGGAGGCAACCCATGAAGATAACAGAGGTTCCGATGGCGAGCAAGGTCTCCGGTAGCGCCCGCAGGAAGGTCTTGGAGTACCTGCGGGGACACGCCGAGGAAGTCTTCCGGGTTCGCCAATCGCAGGAGGTGGCGGAAGCGATCGGCGCTCCGAGGCGCACAGTCGAACACGCTCTCTGGTCCTTGAGCCGCGAAGGGCTTATAAGCAAGGGGGAGCTAGACGGCCTCATCTGGTACGGCTCACACGAGGCCATCGACGAACTCATCTCGGTCTGTCCCGAAGCGGTGCATCTGTGAGAAGCAGGCCCCCGAAGGCGCCGCTCCTCGCGCTATTCGGTTGTACTTGCGGGGCTAGCCGGCCAAGGCCACCAAGAACGCGACGGTCTGGCCCACCGTCACTATCCTCCCCGTTGCGACTTCCAGCCGGTGCTTCGTGGCCAGTATTGCCGTGTAGACTTCCTCGTCTACCCGCATCGTTCTGCTCGCCATGGTCTAGCTCGCTTCCTCGATCATGTGCCCCTGCGGGCAGCCCTGGGGCTCCACGCCCTTCGGCGCGTCGAACGCATCCATGCAGGCCGAGCAGAAGTACCGTCCGTCCTCCAGCGGCGTGATCAGGCCGTTGCCGGGGTTCGCCTCGGCCTTCTTCGCCGCCTTCTTCGCGGCGTTGGGCTTGGCGGCCTCCGTTCCGGCCACGCTCCAGAAGCGCCAGCCGTTGCAGGCCGAGCCGCCCATGATGGCCGAGCCCGCCGCCGACGGGCTCTTGAATTCCCGTCCGTCCTCCAGGCGGTGACGGAGCCTGCCCTCGATCTCCACGACCTCTGCGGTGTACTCCTGGCCCTTGTACCGGGCGACCAACTTTACCCCGGGTGCCAGGTTCCTGTTCTCGATTGGCATCTCGTCGCTCCTCCTTGATGCTGAGCACGTTCGATGCTCTACTTCTCACTCTGTTCAGGAACGAAGTCAAGTCGACACCGCCTGGGTTTCGTGAAGAATCTCAGCTTTCCGGCCCGTGAACTGCTCCCAGCGCCGCACGGCCACGTCCTCGGCGTTCGTGCTGTCCCCGCACATCACCCGGTGGTCGCCGCAGAGCCAGATGTCGCCCCGCTTGGCGATGGGCTCGACCACCTGCGGCACGGCGTCGGGGTCGGTCAGACCCACCTGGGGCTCCACCTTTATCCCCTCGCGCAAGTCCCGCAGCAGCGCCGCCACGCCAGCGTCCTCGCTGTGCAGCCCGTCCAGCAGCGCCTGCAGCCGCTCATCATCCTGGCCCGCCATTCCCGCCAGCGGGTCCAGCGTGGCCATCAGGTAGTCGGCCTCGGCCTCATCGAGGTCCAGCACGAGCACCGGCACCTCCTGGTCGGGTACCAGGTCAGCCCGGAGATGGCCGTCGACCAGCATCAGGCCGTCGGGCGTCTCACGGACTAGGAGGGCATCGGCGAAGCCTAGCTCAGCCAGGACGCCGCGCAAGGCAGCACGCTGTCCATCAGGGTGAACGCGCCAGTTGTGGGGGCTGGGGATCAGGTCGCCAGCGCGTACGCGGCGTAGTTCGCGGACTCGATCCCGCACGGCTATAGTCATCGCCTACCGATTATAGCACCGGGCGAAGGCGGAACAACCAATGGACCGACCCGGTAGGACCCGGCCCAGCCTTTCGTCCAGGGCACACCCTTTCGTTCCTCGCCGTCACAGCACAACACGTCACGTCACTTCACCCCGATTCTCGCTGTCATGGCACTTCAGCCCATCACGGTTCGATGCTCGCCGTCAGGGCACGCCGCCCCACCCCACGTCGCGTCTCGCCGTCGTAGCACTACGCACCGCCTCGTTCCTCGCCGTCACATCACGTCAGTACATCCCGATACTCGCCGTCAGGCCAATGCGCTCCAGGTCGCACCGATCCTCGCCGTCATATCAACTCAATCCGTCTCTCGCCGTCGCTTCACTTCAGTACTCGCCGTCAGCTCAGTTGCTCGATCTCCCCCTCGTACTGTCCGTAGCCCAAGCCGCGCTCGGCGCCGAACCCGTGGATGCCACCGTACTCCAACATCTGCTGAAGTAGCGGCAACGTGATCATCTTGTCGGCCAGCACCTTCAACGGCTCCACCACAATCGTCACGCCCTCCACGTAGTCGGTCCGCTTCAGCGCCGACCGCTTGCCTTGGGGCGTCCCCACATGGACGGGGTGCTCCCAGAAGCCGTCCGGCTCGGTGAGAACCGCGCTGTCCCGCACCAACCGGATGCGCTTGGGGAAGGGGTAGACGCGGTCGGCCACCTTGCTCCGCAGCGCCTTCAGGTCAAGGTAGCCGCGGAGCACGTTGGCGCAGTCCTTCAGGTGCGCCTTCACGTGGTCCGCCCGCACGAACAGGCCCTGCTCGTCCTGCTGAAAGCCGGTCCAGGCCCGCATCTCCTCGGCTGAGATCGTCTCCATCGCCTCCTCGACGAGCTCGTCGACCGTTGCCAGCACCTCGCCGACCATATCCGCCTGGACCTTCCGCTTCGCGAACTCCGGCTCAGTCGCCTTCCGAGCGTTCTGCCAGTCGGCGATCAAGTCCGGGTTCTTCGGGACACCGCCCATCAGGTTCTCCGTGAACCTCATCGTCACCCGGTACTCTTCCCACATGCTCATGCTTCGTTCTCCTTCCTTGTCCAGCGCGCTGGACATTACCGAATGTTCTCGACGAGGAGGGCGATCATCCCAACCCACACCGCCATAATCACGAGCCAGCCAATGACGTAGGCTAACGCCTGCAGCAGCATGTCTCACCTCCTTTCACTGTGCTAGCAGCGTCCACAGGACCACCGTGCCGGTAAGAAGCGTCAGTCCGTACAGCCAGCAGTGGCCCATGTCTTATGCTCCATGCTTCCGCGCCTCCGACTCATGGCAATAGAACCGTCGGCCCA